GTCGCATAACGATTTAATCCTTCCTTTACTATCGACAGCGAGAAAGCACCCAAATTCAGGGTGCTTTTTTATTTTATGTATCTTTGTAAAAAGATTTTCAAATGATAAATTCAGTTAGAAATACTGTGCTTGCTATTATAAACAAGAACAACTATGGATATATATCTCCGGGTGACTTTAACTTGTTTGCAAAACAAGCGCAATTAGATTTATTCGATGAATATTTTATAAGATACAATCAACAAATAAATGAAGAAAATGCAAGGATATCAGGAACAGGATATGCTGATATAAAAAAAGGATATGAGGAAGTAATAGATACATTTTCAATAACATCATTCCTTACTCAAAAAACTCAAAACGTATTTTTTTTACCATCTAAAAGTACAACGGGTTCAGATTATTATTTATTAAATAAAGTGTTGTGTTTTTCAGGAGGTGTTCTAAAGGGTGAAGCAGAAAAGGTTACTCATAGTAAAATATCTATGTTAAATAGTTCACTATTAACTTCTCCATCTACTATGTTTCCAGCTTATACACAAGAAGCTGATGAAATTACAGTATACCCAAACACTTTTAGTAACATTAATGATGTGCAGGCTCAGTACATAAGATACCCTTTAGACCCTAAATGGACTTATGTTACTCTTTATGGAGGTGAACCTTTGTTTGACCAAAGTCAAGCTGATTATCAAGATTTTGAATTACCTATAGATGATACAAATAATTTAGTGGCTAAGATATTACAGTATGCAGGTATATCAATAAGAGAAGCTGATGTGTTTCAGTTTGGACAAATAGAAGAACAACAACAAAATAAAACTGATATTTAATTATGGCATATATAAATCAAAAAAAATATTACACAAATGATGGAGTAAACCCTACAAATGAATACTGGGGTTCATATCAATATGTAAGTTTAGAAGATATAGTAAAAAACTTTCAGTTAATGTATGCTGGCAATCATGCTTTAGTAAATAACTCAAATAGATTTAAAATATTATTTCACGCAAAACGTGGTATACAAGAACTTAATTATGATGCTTTTAAAGAAATAAAATCTTTAGAGTTAAAAGTATATGATGACTTAAGATTTGTATTACCATCTGATTATGTAAACTGGGTAAAACTTTATTTATTAAGAGATAATGTTTTAAGAGAATTAACTGAAAATATACAAGTTCAATCAGCTGTATCTTTCATTCAATCTGCTACAGCTACATTTCAATATGACTCAGAAGGAAATGCTACAGAAGTAGAATCTAATTTAGACAGTGAAAGAAAAGATGGGTCATTAAAAAGTATTTATTTAAACGATGAGACAGATGGAGAAGTAAATCCAAATGTATATTATTATGATAATGATTTATATAATTATAGAATAGGAGCAAGATATGGACTTGAAACGGAAACAGCCAACATAAACCCTACGTTTACTATTGATAAAAAAGCTGGTGTTATTAATTTTGATTCAACCATGGCAAATCAACAATGTGTATTGCAATATATATCAGATGGAATGGAAAATGGTGATGACTCTAAAATAAGTGTAAACAAATTATTTGAAGAATATATATATGCTTATATACAATATGCTATTTTAAATAGTAAATTTGGAGTGCAAGAGTATATCGTTAATAGAGCTAGAAAAAACAAACAAGCTTTATTAAGAAATGCTAAAATCAGATTAAGTAACATTCACCCTAGTAGATTATTAATGAATCTAAGAGGTGAAGATAAGTGGTTAAAATAAAATGGCAAACATTCAAAGAAATTTTATAGCAGGCCGTATGAACAAAAGCCTTGATGAAAGGCTTGTTCCAAACGGTGAATATGTAAATGCTGTGAATGTTAGGCTTGGTTCAACAGAAGAATCTGAAATAGGAGCTGTTGAAAATTCTAAAGGTAATATACCATTAACCGAGATACAATATATTGATGGAACAAAATTAAGTTCTCAAGCTAGATGTATTGGAGCATTTGAAGATGGTGCTAATTTAGTTATTTATTGGTTTGTTCATGACCCTGCATTTACTCAGGGAGCAACTGGTAAATTAGATTTAGTGATTTCTTATGATGTTGAAACAGGACAACTTATATACCATGTTATTAGTATTAACGATGGTAATGGTATTAACACTACACTAAATTTTAATCCTTTATATTTAATAACAGGTGTAGATAAAATAGATAATCTCTTATTTTTTACAGACAACTACAATCCGCCAAGGGTAATTAATATAGACCAAAATTATGGCGACCCAATATTAGGTCTTAATGTTGATATATTTAATCAAGACGATATACTGGTAATAAAAAAACCACCTAGTAGCGCTCCTGTAGTTCAACCTTTCTATGTGTCAACAATTACTGACGCATACATGGAAGATAAAATGCTTTGTTTTGCTTACAGATATAAGTATGCAAACAACGAATTTTCAGCCATTTCACAGTTCAGCGAACCTGCTTTTACTCCAGGTAATTTTGATTTTACGACTAATAGTTATTTAAATGAGGGAATGGTTAATCAAGATAATGCTGCATATATTACATATAATACTGGTAGTAGTAGTGTTACTGATATACAACTCTTATTTAAAGAAGCTGATAGTACTCAAATAAAGGTCATTGAAACTTTTAACAAAAAACAATTAGGTTTTGTAAATAATACAGATGTAGTATTTGAATTTACAAACAGAAAAATATTTACCGTATTACCTGACTCCGAAATATTAAGATTATACGATAACGTGCCCCAGTTAGCAAAGGCTCAGACTTTAATGGGTAATCGATTAATGTATGGAAATTATTTTGAGGGTTATGATTTAGTTACTGCAACAGGAGCTAAAGTAGATTTTCAATTTTCAGCAACATATAAATCTGAAGAAATTTCAATTGTAGACACTCCAGCTCATACTAGCGCTGGTAGTTATACTTATACACCAACCTCAACAAGTAAAACAGTTTCAAATAGTGTATTAAATATTGATTTAAGTTCATTAGTTAGTGGAGCTTCTAAATTAAAAAAAGGAACTTTACTAACTATAAATTTTGGTTTTACATTTGTTGAATTTGAAAAAGTATTTGGAGTAGACCCTACTCCGACTACTGCTGTATTTGACTTATCTTGGTCTTATGAGTTAATTGCGGATTATGCAAATGTTTATGATTTAATTACTAGCGATGACTTTCAAGAAAAAATTGGTACAGCTACAACCATACAAACAGTAGCAAACGCAAAATCGGGGTTAGGAAATACTTTGACAGATGTATTTAATAGAATTGTGCCTGTTAATTTAGATTCAACTTATGCTTTAGGTCAGACAGGAAGAACTTCTAGTACTGCTTTAGCACCAGCCAAAGGAGAACCAATCACTGCAACGGTAAGCGGTACATCCTCAAATACTTTACAACTTCAAATATTAGCTGCTTTTTATACTGATGGAGCAGGACAAGCAGGTTACGCTTATTGGGGTATAGTAAATGAAACTGGTACGTTTAGAGAAAGTACAAACGCTGAAAGTTTACACAGTAATAGAGGGTATGAAGTAGGTATAGTTTACATGGATGATTACAACAGAGCGTCTACAGCTTTGGTAAGTGAGTTTAATGCTGTAAACATACCATGTAGTAATTCTATAACTAGAAATTATATTCAAGTAGAAATACCCACAACTCAAGTAGCGCCTGTTTGGGCTACTAAATATAAATTTGTTTTAAAACCTACAAAAGAAACTTACAACACTATATACAGTAATATTGCTTATAGAGATACTGTATCTAACTCAAGTTATTTTTTATTAGAAGGAGAAAATGCAGCAAAGGTAGAAGCGGGTGATACTTTAATAGTAAAAGCCGATAATACTGGGCCAACAACGAGATGTATTAGAACAACTGTTTTAGAAAAAGAAGCTCAATCAAGTGGATTTATATCTATATATGATGCCGCTGGTACTCAGGTTGATGTTATAGGAGGAGTTTACATGAAAATAAACGCTTCCAACTTTTCATCTATACAAGACCCTAATGCTGTAATAGCAATAGACCCTATTAAAAAAACTTGTACTACAAACGGAGATATACCTACTGTAGCTTTTCCTTTTTTTACAACAGTATTTAGAGCAGCTCCTTTAACTTCTACTTATGATGTATATGATGTTCCGGTTGGAAGTAGAATAGTTATGAGGGTAGAAATGAGAAGAAATGGAGCTGGTACTGGTGCAGGAGGAAGACAGAATTACACATTGGAGCAAACCCTTACTGCATCCACTAACTACACCAATATGGCTAATTGGTTTATAGGAGATAATGTTGCTAGCATATTAAATAGTGGAATTAAAAACCCTGGACAATTACAAGTTATAAACAACACATTTATATCGCCACAAGTAAGCAATGGAGCACCTCCATTTACAACGGCTGATGTAAATAAAGGATGTAAAAACATTAGTGAACTTAACGCTTCTACTTACTTTGGAGGTGGTACTCCTTCAGTACTAGATTTCAATGAAAACTTTTATTATAGAATTTATGAAGACACTAGCACTCAAGACCCAGATGGAAACAATTTAATATATCTTTTAGTTTCTGGGCCTTTATCTTATGGTAGTACAGAAAATACTGAAGCCATGTTAGAAGTTTCATTTACGGTGTATAGGGGAGATGGCGCAACTTATGTGTTTGAAACAGAACCTGAAGATGCACTTCCTGATGCTTGGTATGAAAATAGTGAATCATTTAACATAAGTAATGGTTTGCATTTAGGAAATGTTCAAGACCAAACAGCAAATCAATCAGCACTTGTAAACCCTGGGTTTATAAATTGTTATAGTTTTGGAAATGGAGTAGAAAGTTACAAAATTAGAGACTCTATAAAAGGAAAATCTTTAACACTTGGTAATAGGATATTTACTACATCAAATGAAGAATTTAAAAAAGCACACAGGTTTGCTGATATAACATACAGTGGTGTATTTAATGACGAATCTAATGTAAACAGACTTAACGAGTTTAATTTAGGTCTTGTTAATTTTAAACCACTTGAAGAAACTTACGGGGATGTAGAAATATTATTTGCTAGAGAAACAGATGTGTTAGTACTGCAAGAGGATAAAATTTCTTACGTACTTGCTGGTAAAAACTTACTTTCTGATTCAACAGGTGGAGGAGTTGTTACATCAGTACCTGAAGTATTAGGAACACAAATAGCGAGAATAGAAGATTTTGGTATAAGTAATCATCCTGAAAGTTTTGCAGCATTTGGAGAAAACAAATATTTTACTGATGCTAAAAGAAATGTTGTAATAAAATTAACAGGTAGTTCTTTTAAAAACGAAGCGTTAACTGTTATTTCAAATGAAGGAATGAG